TAAATCCATTTTTGTCTGGATCTGCTTCGACATGGACTTTTCCGCTCCGCTTCCGGATACCAAGCGAACCTCTGTAATCGTTTTCCTCTGCGAACTTTTTAGCCAGATTGAATTTTCTGTAAACCGCTAGGGGAAAGTGTGCCGCCATCATAAAGAACCATCACAACACCGTCTTCCAGCTTTGCGTTGATTCCTTTGTTTTCCAGAAATCTTATAAATTCATCCTTTTCCATGATGCAACATCAACCTCTTTCCTCCGCTCTGTAC